TATAATAAGTTCTACGTATGTTATATCCACTTACTTTTTTTCCTTAATAGAAGCTGCCAAACCCCCACCAAAGTAAAAGCCTACAATTACTAACATTATCTCACCAATCCAAAACTCATTAAGGACACCTTTCACTGCTTCAGTATCACCCTTACCAGCTAATGTCATACTCATTGTAATGGAAAAGCATACTAGGAAAGTAACTGTAAACATCAATGCTAGGTAACGCTGTGCTAGTTTGTAGGGAGCATAGGCTGCTAGTAGGTCTGTTTTAGCTTTAGACTTAGCAACTACTTCTTCTTCTGTAGAGGTATGAATGTCATCTATTAGCTTGATACCTTGTTGAATAACATCCTTACTTCCAAACAATTTCATTAACACTGGTATCATGTCATCGTCCCCATCTTCTCACACTTAGCACCTACTATTTCGTACTCAGGTATGACAAACTTAACACTGTTAATCATTTCTGTTATACGTGTCTCACACTGTACCTTAGTAGCTTTAAGACCTAAGGTGTCATCTAATTGTAAACATTCTTCAGGTGACTGTATCATACAGGCAAATACGATAGCTTTAAACATATCTTATCCTCTCGTTGCTAAATAGTAGACGAAAGCAAAGTAGACTACTAACGCTCCCCCAAGTATAGTAAGGGCTGCTATGGTTAGTATCTCCATTAGTTGCTTACGCTTCCTTAGTCTTTCTTCTTGTTCTAATTGTCTGCGTTTTCTTGCTTCAGCTTGAAACTTAATCCAATCTTGCCAAAGGCCAGCACGTCCATAAAGCTGCATAGCTTCACGTAGTTGGTCTTCTTGTTTACGGACTTTCTCAAGTGCCATAAACTCTTCTAAGTCTTCACCAGCACTACCGCCTACTTTAGTCCAGAACGAGTTTTTCTTTTTATGCGCTTTCTTCTGAAGAGTATCCTTCGCTGTAACAAAGTCTGAGATAGCTCTCCCACAGTCTGCTAGTTCGCGTCCGTTGGCTAGAGTTTGTTTTATCACAGCAAAGGCGGCATTACAGGCTGCTAATTCAGCCAGCATACCCTCTCCTAATTAGTTCGTCTGATGTTTTGCATTGGTTGTTGGTTAGGGGATGTAGTTCCAGAGCGTGTTCCGCTACGTTTAACTTTCTTTTTCTTAATCCCTAACATACTTAGAATACCACCCTTGACGTTGGCGTAAGCTTCGCCAAACCCCATAGGCTTTGTTTGTATCTTATAGTTTGCCATTACTTATCCTTCCACATCTGGTATATCTTAAAGGCAAGATACGTTATAGACATTACCCCCACTACCAAGGCTACCCACTCGTTTAGAGCAGGTAACCACAGAGGTGCAGATAAACCACCAGCAGCTATAGCTAAATCGTTCTGGTTCATAACTAATCTTTCGGATTATCAGTTTTAATCTGCGCTACATGAGCTTGCCATGCCGCCAATCCGTTTTCAGTAATGTACTCAATCTGACTTTCAAGCGCACCATAAGCATCCATTCTTGCTTGTAACCAAGCAGGGGTTAGTTCTGGCTGAGCAGACGTAATATTTGCGGCTGTTCTTGATGCACCTTCAGTTAAGAATGAAGGAGTGCCACTGCCAGTTTTGAGATGAGGAGGCAAAATATTTGCCACATAATCATCTAGTTCCGCTTCTGTCATATCAGAGCGAAGTTCAACAAACGTCCATGAACCGTCGCTAAATTCTATCTTAGCTATATTATTATTTATTTCTGCAACTGTGTAAGCTGTCATTTTACCACTTCCTTATTGGGCATTTTGCTGTTTTAAGTTTTGTTTTTAGTGACATAATACAGCCACATTTTTTACATTGTTTAATAACAGAACGAAACCAATCACATGATTTGCATAATTCATAGCGTTCATCAGAGGTCATGCTGTTCCCCCTTGTGCTGTGCCATTATTTGTGAATGTTACAAAAGAAGAACCACGCAAATACTTGCCACTAGCCCCACCAGAAGAGCCGTTAGAACTATTACCGTTTGCTCCTGTAGAACCTGATGCACCAAATGCACCACCACTACCACCAGTACCAGCGTTAGTTCCACCGCTAGAACCAGAGCCAGCAGATTGATTATATCCAGCACCTACACCGCCAGCACCGCCAGAACTATTGTTAGTGGTTTGACGATAAAAGTTAAACCAATTCAAACATATAGCACCATCATTGGTAGAATAGCCTCTTGCTGTGCTTCTGTAATAACCATTGATAGGAGTTGACCATCCATAACCCCCATACACAACTTGGCTACCGTTAATTTTAATTCTTACGAAATTACCAAACTTAGCCCAAAACGTTCCACCGTTAGTAGCACTACAATTATAACTTTGGTTAGTTGCGGTGTAATTAGTCGTGCTAGTGTAAGAGCCATTGCCACCAGCACCACCACCGCCACCACCAGCACGAACAGTACCGTTGTTCACAAACGTGCAGTTCACAGCCGCTTCAAATGCATCACCGCCATCTGCACCAACAGCACCGCCAGCACCAGTGAGAGTGCCATTGTTGGTAACTGTAATTGTACCTAACCCACCAGTATCAATCTCTAACGCTTCTTCTGATGTACTAGTTGCACCTAGCTCAACACCAGAATTAATAACAATATCTTTAGGGTAATCCACACTATAGTCAGAACCAAACAAAGCTGATGCGTCTTGGTCTGTAGCTGTGGAACTAAAAGTATAACGAAAACCTTTAGCTGTTCCTCTAAAGTTTGCAAAAGTAATAGTACCTGATGTTGGAACAGAGGCAGCTAGATTAACTGCGTTATTGTTACCAGCTTTAGCTCTTATGTTAGAGCCGCCACGATATAAACTAGAAAAACTTACAGCACCTGTCAGACCATATTCACTACGAATATCACTGGCAGACACTGCGCCTGAAGATGCTATAGCCATGATTAAGGTGTCCCGAAAGCTGTCACATCGTCTTTAGCTACCACTGCACCAGCAGTTGTAATCTTAAAGACTTCTGTGGAGTTATAGATAAATACCATGTCACTACCGTCTAGTGACGCAGACCAACCTGTAGGGAAAGCAGCAACGTTGTCTAGTCTACTAGCTTTAACGTCACCGCTTGCGTCTATTAGGTCTGCTAAGTCTCTTGCTCTACTCATTACACAATCTCCTTATGCGTAGGGATTGTCACCCAATGTGGCAGTATCCCAAGCAGCTTTCAGTTCAGTGATGGTTGTAGCATTAGCAATAGCCGAAGCAGCAGGTGCATCACGTAGAGCATCCTTTGCAGTAGCAATAGCTGTTGTACTTGCACCTGTTTCAAGTGCTTTCATCAGTTCTACATCTTTAGCTTCAAGTAGAGGCGCACGTACTTCGCGTACCTTATCCTTAAAGATTTCTTTAGCTTTGTCCATATCTTCTGAGATTACATCGCCTGAGAGTACCCAAGCACCACGGAAGTCACGATTAGCTGGAACGGTAACACTAGCAGCATTAGCCTGATTACCGTCTTTGTCTACGATATATGTATCAACCACTATATTCTCCTATGCGGCTATGTTAAGTTCCTCAGAAATCTTCCAAGCATTACGCCATTCTCTAGTCTGAGGTAGTTGTTTTTTAGTGCAGATAACCATCTTAGGACGGTTACCTTCGTTATAGTTTTCCCACACACTTCTTGGGCAATCCTTGAGAATTAAGTACTCAATAGCTTCTTCTTCAGTCATAGCCTCTACAGGCTGTGTATCGTGAAGCAAGTAGCCACGGGTATGCTTCTTAAAATCTTCCTGTGCCTCATCTTTAGCAAGCTCATGGTACACCCATACAGGCGGTAAGATGCCACCCTGCAATGCACAAGCCATCCAGTTAGGGTCAGGCACAAGTATCTTAGCGCACTCATCAATGCTGTCCTCATAGACAACACGGTAGTCAGACTGATAGCCTTCTAGGTTTTCTTTAGCCCAACACAGTCTGTCCCATAGATGTGTGCCTTGAAATTCAGGTGTGTCCATTTATGCGAGGTCTCCGTGAACAGTTACATTGTTTTCTCGCGTGTCATCATCACCATTGGCTGTCGTTTGTGAGTGAAAAAGTAGCAGGCCAGTTGTCTTGTTGCCATTTGTACTCACTCCAAAAGCAGGGATATTTAGATACCTAATATTGTATTCGCCAACGCCTACCGTTGCAGAATAGTAAACGCTATCAAAACTTGAAGTCCAATTAAATTGTGAACGCCCGTTACCAACGTCACCTAAACTGCTCATGTTTAGAGAATCATGCAAAACATACGTACCAGCTTGAGTGTGTACATTCCAAGCCTTCGCACTACCATTCACAACATAGCTGGTGGGTATATCAGCACCAGCACCTGTCTCAATAGTATCTGCTATAATTTTTCCAGCCATTATGCGAGGTCTCCGTGTGATGCCGCAGTGCTAAACTGCGTGTCTATGTTGGAATTGTGTGCGCTATTCCAATTTAAGAACGTGCCTGTATTTGTTGTTGTTCTTGCATCTTCGCCCTCATCCCAATGAAAGTTAGCCGCATCTGCTAAATAAGTTACAGCGTGACTTGCTTGTGACATTCCATTGCTGTAGGTGACATTAAACTTTCCAGTAGCTTTATCTGTAGCTGAACTAATATTAAGCGTTC